AATGCCGCTTGTGCCGTCCAGCTGAGACAACAGCGGGCCTACAACGCCACGCATGAAGACAAACAAGGCAGCAGTGAGAGCCGTCATAGCGGCCACTGCAGACACGCCAAAGGCCAGTTTGCGCCCCAGATACTGGGCAAACCAGTTGACCAGTCCGACAAATAGATTTGAAAGCAGTCCACCAATTAATGGCATTTACTCCACCTTTGCACCCATAACCGAAGAAACTCTATAAACCGTCGCAAACAACGTTCCGAGAATCCATAGGAAATTCATCACAGGAGCTATAAAGGGTTCAATAGCACATATATTGACCTCTATATCAATAGTCTGCGACATGATAGGAATCCGCCCTAAATTCCACGGCATACAGGATTTATGCTGGAGCCACTGAAAGCCACCAGAGAAACCCATTGAAGTATCTTTGTCACCTGTACTTTTAATGCCATTCAGGGCATCTATTCTTTGCTGATGGTCCTGAGCTATTTTGTCCATCAATGAATCAAATTTTCCCTCGCCGTCAGGGGTTCCTGTTTCATCGATTTTGCAAGGTGGCTGTCCTTTTGCACCGCAGCGACCACCTTTATCGTCCCCATCACCGTCACCGCCCCCTCCTCCAGAGGAACCCGTCCCCTGCCCCACATATGGCGGCTTCCCGTTCTCCGCACATTTATCTTTGTTCTCCGCCTTTGCGCACCAATCTCGGTCAACCTCAGTGGTAGAGCTTGAGCTTGTCGTGCTGCTGCCAGTAGCCTTGTCCGTCACCTTTTCAGTGACGGTGGTAGTGCATTTACCCGACGCACACTCCGTTTTAGTTGTTGTCTCAGTGCGCGTTTTATCGTTGTCTTTTACCGTGGTCTTAGGTGCGAAATCAACGCCGTTATAGCCATAGCTTGGGACGCACTTTGTCTCGCCACCTACTTGACCCTGATAGCCATTTGGGCAGGTCTTATCCTGTTTCTTAGGGACTTCGGGAGGCTTGGCCGGATCTGGCGGCCCTTCAGTAGGCTCAAGCCCAGGCACACAGCCTTGGAAACGGCCACCGATCATTTGAGGCTGTAGAACCCCCTCAGAGTGCCAAGCTCCATCGTCGGTTTTCCATGCCATGTTCTTTTGGAAATTCATGGCGCAAGCAAGACCGGGTTTTATCGAATCCCCCATCGGCTGGCAGTATGTTCCATCAGAAACATTACCCTCCAAACGAACAGGATCAGCCCAATTGGTATTACCGTAGAAGGCCGCACCGCATGCCTGATCAAGAGTAAGAGTTTCAACGCATTGGCCATTCTCCTCTTTAAAACCGCTATTACATCCACAATCAGTACCAGCTAGTGAAGCATTAGCGGGGCAAGAGTACCCCTTAAATAAATAGACTCCGTAATTTGCGATTAGTGGGTCAAGAGAAGAAGCGCAGAACCAATAATTAGAACTAGACTGAACTTGCTTTAAGCCCGGCATTATTGCGTCACAGGCAGCTTGAGCAGTCGGATAGAGCTTGTCCATCGAGCTGCCCCACATGTCGCCATGCTTTGCGGGGAATGCATGAGAAAGCGTGGCCGCAGACAGCGCCAAAATCGCGAAGCAGAAGCGCAAAAGCAGTCTGGACATGGCGGGCCGTTTACACACCTAAATTGATAAATCGAAAACGTATGTGGCACCCTGCCGCCCCCGCTACGCAGGGGCAGCAGAGCGCCACTACCTTTAGGCCTTGCTGCCCAGGCGCTTGATGAACTTCGCGCCAACGGTCCAGCCCACCCCGG